CCAATTTATAGTAAAAAAATTTGTTAAAGGAAATATTAATTGGCCAAGAGAAATCAAAATAGCTCAAAAATTAATAAAGAAATTTAATTCATTTAATTTTTGGGACAATCTTCAAGATCTAAAAGCACCACCACCTTCACTTGCTTGGTTTCTAAAATCAGAAGGTAAAGCTTTCCTCTTAAAGGAATACGAAGCATTTAATTTAAATTTAAATAAAAATATTATTAAATTACAAGAAAATAAAGCTCAAGATGATAAAAACATTTGCAAAAAACCTAAAACCTTGCTAGAATTTATAAGATATGGGAAGAAAACCTAAAGAAGAAATCGTTGAATCATCTGGTCCAAGTGCATCAGATAGACTATTATCATTTCTAAAAGATAATAAAGAAGATCATTATAATTTTGAAGATGAAGTTTATTATAAAGTTTCTACTGGTAGTCTAAATTTAGATATTGCTACTGGAGGTGGACTTTGCCCAGGACTTCATAGATTCATTGGAATGAATGAAGGTGGTAAAACATCAGAAGCACTAGAAGTAACAAAGAACTTTCTCAAAACAGTAGAAAATTCCAGAGCTTTACTTTTTAAAGCCGAAGGAAGATTAAGTAAAGAAATTAAAGAGCGATCTGGGATTAAGTTTGTAACAGATCCTAAAGAATGGGTTGATGGAACTTGTTTTGTATTTGAATGTAATATCTTTGAAACAGTTTCAGAATTAATGAAAGATCTTATTCAATCTAATGATGAAGATAAAAGGTATATGTTTATTCTCGATTCAGTTGATGGGTTGATGACTAAAGGTGATGCTCAAAAAAGCATGACAGAAGCAACAAAAGTTGCTGGAGGAGCAGTTATCTCGTCAATGTTAATGAAAAAGATTTCTCTTGCACTTTCTAAGCGTGGACATATGGCTATTTTTATAAGTCAAGTACGATCTGATATTAAACTTGATCCTTATGCCGCAAATAAAGATATTCGTCAAACTACTGCTACTGGCGGAAATGCATTATTGCATTTTGCTAATTGGATTCTCGAATTTGAACCAAAGTTTAATAAAGATTTAATTTTAGAAAAACCAAATGATAAATATGATCCAATTAAAAATAAAATTATTGGTCATAATGTTAAGATCGTAATTAAAAAATCCACTAATGAATCAACAAACTCTAAAGTTCAATATCCAATTAAATATGGCCGTAAAGATGGATCTTCTGTTTGGAGAGAATACGAAGTCATTGACCAAATCCTTTCTTGGGAATTCGCAACTGCAAAAGGCGCATGGGTTACTTTCTCAGATGAGATTATCGAAGAACTTAAGAACGCTAATTTAGAATTAAAGAAGCAACACCAAGGCATTGATAATCTAAGATCTTATCTAGAAGAAAATAAACCAATCGTAGATTATTTTTATAATAAATTTATTAAAACTCTTGCGTCATGAGATTATTAAATATTAACGGCAAACTCGTTAATAAGAACGTAAGAGATTATCTTGTAGATTGGGATGGAAAATGCAGAAGTAAATTGCAGTTTAAATTTAAGCAATTCTTTTATCCTTATTGGAAAAATCATATTGTTTATGAAGAATTTCCAGTTTATGGAACTATGCTTAAGGTTGATATATTAAATGCAACAAAAAAGATTGCCGTTGAGATCCAAGGAGATCAACATGAATCATTTAATAAATTTTTCCATAACAACTCTAGATTAAAATATTTAAATAGCATAAAAAGAGATGTAAAAAAAGAAAAATGGCTTGAATTAAATGGATTTAAATTCTTGGAATTGTATGAAAATGATTTAAAAAATTTATCACCACAATATATAGAAGAAAAATGCGGAATTCTTATTATTTAAGTGTAAAAAATGGTAGTGACTAATAAGAAAAAATTTAAAGTACCAGATTCTCTTTTAAAGCAAATTGATGAATGCAGTTTTGGCGGGTACATAATGTTTAATTTTTCAAATAAAGGTGAACCACAGGTTTTCACAAAGTTTGATAATCAAATAAATGCTATGGCACTTTTATATTATGTTAATACTTGGAGTCAAAGTATTGATCAATTAAACCTAGAAGCAACAACAGATTTAATAGCAAGAAAAAATTTAGATGACGATGATTTAGATTCTCCAGAAGAAGAAAATTAAAACACTTGACTTTTAATTTTTACTTTGGTATCATCTATAATTGAATGATATATTCGTTACAAGTAGAAAGACATGTATTAAGCGGACTTTTAAAGCATCAAGATCTCTTTGCAGATATTGATGTTTTTCTAACCGAGAATGATTTTTATAATGATGTTCATGCATCAATATATACTGTCTTTAAAAATATAAAACATAGAGGCGAAAATGTAGATAAAGTATTATTAGCCGAAAAGATTAAAAATTTAGGTATTACATTTAAAGATGAAATAAATATATTTGATTATATTGATAATTTAAGCTTCTCTCAAATAACCGAAGAAGCCACAATGAATGCGTGTAAGGAGTTGATTAAATTAAGAATTCGTAGAGAGATATCTCAAACCGCAGACAAATTAAAAGAATATGTAAATAAGAATTCCGAAGATTCAGTAGATCAAATTATAGGTAAGATAGATCATATTTATAATAAAAAGATTTCAGCATACTCAGAAAATGATATGCCTATTAATATTTTTGCAGAAGTCGAAGACCTTGTAGAAGAAATTGGTAATACTCCAAAAGATGATACTGGATTAATAACTCCATATTCAGAATTTAATAGAATGTATGGCGGTTTAAAGAACGGTAATATTTACGCTATTGCAAGTAGGCCAGGTCAAGGTAAATCTACTTGGCTTAATGACATTTGTTTTAAAACTTCAATTAACCCTAAAAATAAAACTAAAACATTAATTCTTGATACAGAAATGCAAACAGTGGATATTCAATTAAGAATGGTCGCATCATTAACAGATGTTCCAGTTTGGTATCTTGAAACTGGAAATTGGCGTAAGAATGAAGAGATGACCAAGAAAGTTAGAGCTGCTTGGGCAAAAGTAAAAACCTATGAATATTTTCATTACCATGTAGGCAATAAGAATATTGATCAAGTATGTTCTATTATTCGTAGATGGTATCTTTCTAAAGTTGGGCGTGGAAATCAAGCGATGATTGCGTATGATTATATTAAATTAACTGGCGAAAAAGTCAGCCAAAATTGGGCAGAGCATCAAGCCATTGGCGAAAAGATTGATAAACTAAAAAGAATATCAGAAGAAATACATTGCCCAATAATAACTGCTATGCAATTAAATAGGACTGGAGAAAATTTCAATCGTAATTCAAATAACGTTGTTGATGATAGTTCTGTAATTTCTCTATCAGACAGACTTCAATGGTTTGCATCATTCGTGGCTATCTTTAGGAGAAAAACTCTTGACGAGGTAACTCTCGATGGTCAAGCATTTGGAACACATAAATTAATTCCAACAAAAACTAGATTTCAAGGTAAAGACGCAGCTGGACATCAAGATTTAGTCAGGAGACTAGATTCTGCTGGTAAAGAAATTTGGGCACAAAATTATCTTAATTATCAAGTAACTAATTTTAATATAGAAGAACGAGGTTCTTTAAGAGATGTAGCAGAGAGACAAAGAGAACAATATGAACTCACCGACCAAAATGCAAATGATGGAGAATTATTATGAACGTAGAATTAATATCAATAACAAAACCAGAAATTAAAGGAATTAAAAACGCGGAAGATCTTGTTGCGTTCTGCGCCAGAGTTAGTAATCCATCTAATCAGATGAATACAGAGACTGCTCCAAAACTTTTAAAGTTTCTAATAAAACATAAACATTGGAGTCCATTTGAATTAGTTGATATGTGTGTCGAAATTAAGACTAGTCGTGGTATTGCTGCTCAAATTCTTAGACATAGATCATTTAGCTTTCAAGAATTTAGTCAAAGATATAGCGTCGCCAATGAATTCGAAGATATTGAACTTCGTCTACAGGGAGATAAAAATAGACAAGTTGGTGAAAAATTAATGCCAATAGAGACGGACGCTTATGATAAGGTCAATGAATTACTAGTAGAATCATTATCTTTATCTCAACATTGTTATGAAACTATGATAGAAAATGGCGTTGCAAAGGAAGTCGCCAGAATGATATTACCCTTAACAACACAAACGACTATGTACATGAAAGGTTCATTAAGAAGTTGGATTCATTATATTGAATTAAGAACCGAACAAAATACTCAGAAAGAACAT